TACGTCTTTCCAATGCAGGAGGATTTTCTCCTCGAAGGGCGACCGATGGCTGAAGAAATAAGTGAAGCATTTGACGCCCTTGATGCGGCAGAAATCGTATCGGTTCGCCTCATGCCCTGTCCTGGCCCTAAGGGTCCAGGACTAATGAGTCCAGGCCCAAAAGGCTCAGACCCCCTAATTCCCCTCGACTTCGAAATAGACAACATCGTGTTCACATACCAGGCCACAATCTGGAAAAGATCCCCCTACCAAACCTTCATGAACACCCTTTTACACAAACTCGAAGGGAAGACCCAAGCTCAAAAGAACCAAATAGCAATCAAGGTGAATATCGCAGAAAATGCTGACGGTCAACGAATTCTTAGGACTTTTCCGTGGAAGCATTTGGCATTTGCACGGGAGCATCCTCATCCGAATGCGGTTTATCTGTGTCCGTGGCCATATCGACCAACTGCGGTGGTTCGAGGAGTTCTGGAGCCATGGGCATCTGACCTGGGACAAAGAGAGGGGTTTCCACTAAATCCTCGTTGAACATGGTGGAATAAAAGGGTTCTGGAATAAAGTTCTTTGGCAAAGAAGGAATCTCAGAGTTTTCAGAATATATCTTTGATTCATCAATAATTGGTCGAGGAACGTCCTGCGTCTGATTCATGAAAAACTTGTTAATTCTAATTACCAAGTTTCTTATGAAGTTCATTTATCTATATTTCTAACGTGAAATTTTTTCACCCTTTACCGTCAAGTGCCGTTATCACGCACATGCCTTTTATGCTTCGCTAACTCTAGAGACGCAGATTTAATGATACTCCAATGTAATAAGGCCACAGAGTGGCCTTATCCATGGGGAGTTCTTAAATTAAGCACTAGACGTTAATCCGTATTATCAAGAGTAACAAATACTCCTCCAATTTCAGGAATATTAGTTAAAAAATTTGCACTTGTGCCAGTATTATTCATACGATGATGTATCTCAAGATTTGCGGGAAAGGGTGTAAGCTGATTAGACTTTAAGATAAAACTCAAGTTCGTCACTAAGGCACCACCAGTATCAAAGGTGAGGCGAACAGGATCGCCAACAATGCGTGAATTTGCAGGGTTAACTAAGAATGTGCTAAAGGTAGTCAGTTCAGATCCAGACGGATAATTCAATTGTATATTCGCATTAACATCGATTCTCATGTGGGAAGTATTAACTATATTATTCTGAAATCCTGCTAAATTTATAATTCCCGATGTTACATTCGTATCATTATTCAAAGTGATATTAAGATTGTTTCCTTGAAGGCCAATTGTCGACTTATAAATTCTGTATTGTCCAGGATTTATGGTGCTGACATAGCCACCTGAGAGATTACTAAGAGCACCTCCTAAGAACATGGCCATAGCTCCTAACTTCAAAGTAATCTGATCCATATCCGCCAGATTCGTAAAACAATCGTAGAGTGTTGTCGAACTTATATAACCGTGATCGAGGGCTAAAAATCCCACAGTTTTATCTAGATATGATGTGCTAACATAGCCAACTGATCCCAGCCCTGTAATGCTTGATGTTAATTGTGATCCAACTGTCGATGTGAGGATTGTAGAGAAACTGGAGAATCCTGGCCGAATTGAGCCTAGAAGGCCGATAATAGTAGTGCTCAGGGTGGGAACACTAATTGTGCTTAAAAACTCTAGACTACTCAACCATATTACCTTACCAACATCGCTAATAACCGGGATAGAACCAGGTTGTATATAGTCAGAATTTATAGGATTCAAACAAAAGACATCACGAACCTTGAGGGTCGTGCTGTCTATTGATAATCTTGAACTCATTTTCTAAGTTATACTTATAATTAAAGCATTGGTTCCAGACGTTAAATTGCTCATTGTAGCTCCCACTGTATTTCCTCCATTTACAAGTGCCAGGTTATGGTTTATGTTAAAGGTTGATGTCAAGGCCCTGCTAATATTACTAGAATGAAGAACAAAATCCATAGTATCTGTATACAAGTAAGGGGCCGTAACTGTAGGGTTAGTAGCACCGAGATTCCAAGGTCTCGTAAATACTCCCTCAGCAATTGTCGTGTCCCCAGCGACAATTACTGTTGACACGGTCGGTATTTCTGAGGTAGCGATGCTCATGGAATAAATTAATGATGGAGAATAGCTAACTCTAATCCGTGAGCCTTCGTTAATAAAAGAAGACATCGAATCTAGGCGAAATCCTAGAGGAGAGAGATTCAGATTTTGACCTCCAGTTCCTGTAACGGGGCCTATTGTGGCGGCAGTATTGATACTTGATACATATGAGTTAGAGGCCTCACCTGTAGGACCGGTTTCTCCAGTTGCTCCTCTTGGACCAAGATCGCTAGTATTAATCGTATTACCCATACTTGAATGATTCTGACAAACATAGTATAAGGTTGGTGCATCATATGGAACCGCAAATTTAATAATTCCAACTTCAGCACCGTTATTTGTTACACCAGTATTGTAAATATTTCCAGAACTATATGCACCAGAGACGGTTTGAATCCAGAATGGATGCCCAGATGCATTCACAACAAAATTATATGTAAATCCACGCAATAATGAGATTATTGGATTAGATGCACCATCAATCAAATATGCACTAGCACCACTGTTTGTTACTGTGTATGTTCTCGCTCCTGAATCTCCTGTTGCTCCTGTTGCTCCTGCTCCTGTTGCTCCTGTTGCTCCTGTTGCTCCTGTCCCTCCTCCTCCTGTTGGTCCTGTTGGGCCTGTTGGGCCTGTTGCTCCTGTTGCTCCTGTTGCTCCTGCTCCTGTTGCTCCTGTTGCTCCTGTTGCTCCTGCTCCTGTTGCTCCTGTTGCTCCTGCTCCTGTTGCTCCTGTTGCTCCTGTTGCTCCTGTCCCACCTGTATTAATAAATGAAGCAACGGAAGTTGATAATTCTTTATATAAATTAATTTCCGTATAATTGTTCATGAGATTGTTCTCATTTCTCTCTTGGCGTATGCTAATGCTTGTGCTCAAAGTTGAGATTTCTGCCGATATAGATGTTGATAGGGAACTTAGTCCTTGAGAAGATGTTGTTAAATCGCAGAATAAGCTACTAACTGTGCTTAGTGTAGAGCCATATGTCTGCATCACGAGGGTGCTCATATTCAGATATGTGGCTGAATCGAAGCTAGAAATCGTTAAGAATACGGCGTTAGAATTCGAATATGTATTTAACACAATATCTCCAGTTCCGATAAAATTTACAATAGATGATGTGGAATTGGCGGTTAGAAAAAGATTATTTGAGTTATTTACAGCGGAAACGCTAACAGTGGAAGCATTTGAGATGAAATTCATCTGAGAATATCCATATATACCTGTGCTAATGGCAGTCGCCTGTGTGTCAAAGAAGAGAGTCCGTGTGAAAGGGTCACCAGTAATTTGAATGCCATTGCGGCCCACCAGGTTCATCGTCGGAGAAAGAATAGAATTCGAGTAGGCTGCGATTTTATTCCCACCACTGATATCAAAGGCGTCGAATCCCTTGGAATATAGTGTTAGAAGGTTTGTTGTGGAATTTACAATTGTGCCGATACCCAGCGTAGATATGTATAATGTGTTAAAGGGGTTTGTGGCAGGGATTGCTTGATTGTCGACTACAATATTATTGAAGGAAGGAATTCCGCCGAGACTCGATGGGACTGCCCAGAATGTCCCTCCCTCTCCATCAGATGTGAGTGTAGTAAGTGCTGGTATTATACCGTTTGTCGGCGTTAGAGCATTTATTTGACGAAGAGTTATTGAATCGGTGTCCAGAGTTCTACGGGACATCTCTCTAACATTATGATCCTTAATCTTAGACCAAATTCTGAACAGTTACAAAGATCGATCCAGTTGAGCCGAAATATGGGGTCACTATAGTGCTATGCAGAGCATTTTGTAGGGCTCCGAACTGCACAGAACTAGGCATATAATGATATATATCGTATGTTTTTGTGTAATCCCATTCGTATGGTGCGGGAACAGTTAATCTTATGGGCTGATTGTAAATATTAGAAGAATCTATAGTAAGCCCGCTTTCTAAGAGAGTTCTTGTATTTCCAGCATACAGATTTCTTGTAATACATGTATTATAAAGTATATTACTGCCGCATTTTAAGAGTGTGGAAATGGGTAGAATGGGAATTTCTGTTGCACCTGTTCCAAGTTTTGTAAAAGAATATGTTGGATATATGTCAAATGTCACTTTTGAGTTCGAATTAATAAAACTACTGAAAGAATCTAGACGCATTACTGCTGTGGAAAATTCCAAGTCATTTGTTCCTACTAGACGTCCAACTATTGTAGAGCCATTTCGTGCTCCAGAATAATAGATGCTACTTTGATAAAAGGTAGAAATAAAGATAATATTTTGCGGATTTGTGAAAGTGATAACATTAGAAGCACCTGTCATAATAACATTGCCGACGGTATCGAAACGGATACTGTTCTTCATTGCAGATATACCGAGAATGGCCGTGGATAAGTCGATATTTGTTGGGTAACCAAAGGTGGAAAGGCCGCCAACAGTGCTTGCGAGACTTGTTGAGCTGACATATAGATTGCCCATAGTATTGATCACATTTGACAAATAGGACGTGCTCACGTATCCGATGGATCCCAGGCCGGCGACGGTGCTCTGGAAACTAATTGGCGTATTTATACTGCTTATATAACCGACAGATCCGAGGCCAGTCACTGTGCTAGCGAGCTGATTCGATAATACATAACCCAAATTACTAAGGCCTGCAACGGTGCTAAATAAGTCTTCATATAAGTCACCACTGAGTGTAGAAAGTGTAGAGGAGTTCGCATATTGAAAGGTGCTCAAGGCAGGGGCTAAAGTGCTAACTGTGCTATCACTCTGAGAAAAAGTGCTGAGTGCTTGGCCAACATAGGTAGACATGGTTGCTGTGCTCACGTAGCCTATGGAACCGAGATTTGCGGTTTGAATATTTGCTCCCGTGGCATTGGCGATAGCACCGATGCTACAAATGGCTTGTGTGAGATTATATGTTGTCGTCGACAAGCTTGAAGCATTTGAATAAGAGAGTGTTGAAAAACTACTGATTGTCGAGGGTAGGCTATTCATAATAGGGCCGCCAACAAAGGTCAAGCTAGACAACATGTCGATCCAGAATGTTCCACCCAGCCCGTTAGTAATTAATACTTGGCCGCTAGATATAAAGAGCCCTGTATTTGAATCAAGTGCATATATCTTGCGTAGAACAATTGAATCGGACATATCCTCTCTTATTTGTATGTATTTAAAAACCTCTCCGTAATATACCCAGTTCAATCAGATGACACAGGGAGGAGGACTACTTCAAATTGTGGCTCAAGGAAAACAAGATGTATTTCTAACTGGAAATCCCCAGGTCACTTGGTTTAAAATGGTATATCGGCGGTATACCAATTTTTCAACAGAGTCCTCTATTATTCAGTTTGACAACCAGGCCGACTTTGGTCGAAGGATAACAACTCTTATACCGAGAAAAGGCGATTTGCTTGGCCCAATGTGGCTAGAGATTCAACTTCCGGCAATATATGATTCTGTTACAGGGAGACCTGCCTCTTACACAAACGCTATTGGTCATGCACTAATTCAAGAAATCAGTCTTGAGATTGGAGAGCAGGAGATCGACAAGCAGACTGGAGAATGGATGGAGATGTGGTCAAATTATGTTATAACTGAGGACAAGCGGCAAGGATGGAATAACATGATTGGAAAGACGAGCGGTGCAAGTCAGGGAAATACTGGTTCACACTCGGTAAATCTCTTTGGCCCGCTTTTCTTGTATGTTCCTCTGCGTTTCTGGTTCTGTAAGAATCCTGGCCTCGCCCTACCCTTGATTGCCTTACAGTATCACCCAGTTCGTATTAATATCACACTCAAGCCTCTACAAGGAGTCTTTGTCATCGACAACCCGCTCGCAATACCCTGTGATGCAAGTGTCGCTTCTGCCTCTATAACGTCGATGAATCTATATGGCGACTTTGTTCACTTAGATGTGGAAGAGCGTCGTAGATTCGTGGCGAATTCCCACGAGTATTTGATCGAACAGGTTCAGTATACGCAAGATACTTCTGTTGATCAGGCCGCGACAACTGTTCAAGTTCCTATGGAGTTCAATCATCCGATAAAGGAGCTTTTCTGGCGTGTTCAGCGACAGGCCTCAGTTAATTCGAATCAGCCTTTTAATTATACGAATCTTTCGATTGGCGAGACATCAACACAGGTGGGCTATCAGAATCTCATTAATACGGCTCTTTTGCGTCTAGATGGATATGATAGATTCGATATTCGTAGGGCGGATTATTTCCGTCTTGTTCAGCCTTATCAGCACCACACCGTTATCCCGATTGACGACTATGTATATTCATACTCTTTTGCTCTCCGCCCTGAGGATGTTCAGCCGAGTGGAAGCATGAATGCGAGTCGTATTGACACCATTGTTCTACAGTTGGAGCTTAATAACACGGTCAGTCCAGCTAGAGGCCCGGCTTCTGTTCGTATCTACGCACTCAATCATAATGTCCTGCGTATTACGGATGGATTTGGCGGTATTTTGTTCCGAATCTAAGGCTCTGCCTTAGAAAGGGCTAATGAAATTTCCGAATCTGAGCGGAGCTCAGGAAGGGCCGTCTTGAGGATTTAATCACACCCACTTGTAATGGGAACCCGTAAGTTATACCACCCCGTGAAATACTACAAGGGTTTGACGAGAAAACAGAAGGCCCTCAGGCACAAAGAGATTAAATCGCATGCTAAACGCAACTTCACCAAAAAGACCGCATACACACCCTTTTACACAGACACATTAATAAAAACAAAGCCTTCCAGCTACACTGAACAATGGAATAAACTCTTTCCAGATGCCAAGTCACTAGATGAACGTGCAAAGGCGTCAGGAGTCCCCAAACGATTTCTAGAAGAATCTTACAATCGCGGAATGGCCGCTTGGAGAACAGGTCATCGTCCTGGAGCTACTCAACAGCAATGGGGCTACGCACGCGTCAGCTCATTGTTAGTCTGCGGCAAGACGCACTATTCTACAGATTCTGATTTAGTTAGACGTGCCATAAAAGCATCTAAATCTGCTAGAAAATGGTTCAGCCGCTGTCCCGCGACCTATAAAAAATGAAATCCCCACTCACATAAATCCCTTTTACACAAACACACTAAAAGACACACAAACACACACAACACACGAAACACACACAAGATGTCACACGGTGTCATCTTGCGAGTATCATCAACAGTTGTAGAAAAGATGCGATTTCGAGACGATTGCCTGACTCTTTATAAGCAAAAAGCAATCCATCGTCTCATTGAGCATATACTTGACACCGATTCCTACCAGTTTCTCAGTGTTCCAGAACTTCTTGATGATCCGCATACAGATCGTTACAGGATGAGACGCATTCGAACAAATCGTCCCTTGTATTTGGGTATTGAGACAAATGTTATCTCTTCTGAAATTACCCTGCTCTGGAAGGAGCTCTGGGCACTTGGCTATGCTGCGTGGGACTTTGAGCTATATTTACAGCCAGATGGAACTGTTATGATGATCGACTTCGACCGCTTTGGAATTAAGATACAAGATCAGCAAAGAAATCTAAGTATTCAAGAACAGATTCATTTGCCAATTACTATTCCTTCAGGAACCTTCTTTAATCACGTGTGCTTTCCTACTGAGTTCGAGAATAGCCTCTAATCCGGCGTCTCATATGACAGTAGAAAGCTCTGTTGTATTTATAGTATGGTGTGGGAATTCCCAGCAGTTTCCCAGAGCCGCATAGAATTCTGGGGAACACCACAATTTACACAATCTGGCATGTGGTGGTTCACATTGATCTTTGGATTCTTTGGTCTTCACCATCTATATTTGAGATCTCCGCAGACTGCTCTCATATTTTTTATTGTAAATTGTATAACCTTTGGTTATCCATGGTTTTATGATCTAATACAATTGTCAAAATCGGGCGGATATACGCTTGAAACTCTGAATAAACATGGCTTGGCACATCCTTTTGGAGCCCTAGGTCTAGCCCAAGGCATGTGGAAGGAATCTAAGTTTGGGTTTTTTTCTTCTGCTTCTTCTGCTTCTTCTGCTTCTTCTCCTTCCGCAGAGTCATTAGCTCCAGTGGCAGCAGCCGCAAGTCAAGCGGCAGCAGCCGCTGCTCAGACAGCTGCTACAGCTGCTCATCTAACAATACAGAGTGGAGGTGCAGCCGACGACGCACCAAATCCCACCTGGTTTTTACTATATGCAATCTTGCTTCCAATCGCACCTCTAGCTCAACTTATCGCCGGCGACAACTATAATTCTATTTCCCGCTTCCTAGATCTCACAATTATCCCCCTTGGATTCCTCTTTTACATTTGTGCCTTATTTTATGATTATTTTGTTCTTTTACTCTACCCCGCAGACCTCTTTGTCGCTGGATCAAAGCGATTCTTCCCTTTTACACAACTTGGAATGCACCCAGATGGTCATAGTGAGAGACTTACAGGCTTGAGCGAAATTACGCCATGTCCTCCTGATGGCTTTATAACAACATTTGTTCGTATTATTCTGCCATTCTTATCCTACTTTTTCCCTGGTCTAGGAGCCACAGTAACAGGAGCACTTGATACTGTAAAACAAGTAAAAACAACTGTTGTTGATACGACAGCCGATGCTGTTCAAACGGCACAAGTAATCAGTAGCATCGCAAAGCCACCTGGGCTTGGCAGTCTAGCTCCTATGCCTCTGCCTTTGCCTCAGATGCCCCAGATTCCCCAAGTGCCTATACCACAAGTGCCGCGTGTCATGGTTGGCGGGGGGAGAGACAAATCTTTAACATTTAATACACTCGATTATGTGGCCCTAGGCTCACTAGGTGCGGTTATTGGAGGAGGATTCCTTCTTTCATTGAATAGAACCAAAAATGATTCCCCTCCAAACCCAAGAGGAATTTGAAAAACTTTATAAGGAAACCACTCTAAAATCCCCTATCCTAATCTACTTTACGGCATCATGGTGCGGTGCCTGTAAACGTCTCGATTGGAATTTCTTAAAGGAAGAGTTTCCCGATCTTCCAGTCTATATTTGCGATATAGACCAAAATAAGTATACGCCAGGATACTGTGGGGTTCGCAGCATCCCGAACTTTGTTCTCATGCCGCCATCGAAAAAACTTGAGCAGTTCCAAAGCAGTGAGACATCAAAGGTTGCGTCTTGGCTATTTAATAGCCTTAAGAAGGTGTAAAAATTTTCATAACTGTTGTCGTGCCACTAGCACTGACTCTCATACGATACAGTGTTAAAGACATTTCTTCTGCCTTTAACAATGCTTCTTTTAAATCATACAATACATATTCTATTTCTTCGATACTTCCTTTTGTTAGAAGGTATATATATTCCATTCTAATTTATCAATATAATCCAGCCCGCTTCCGTGCAACCTGAGTGACAGCAAGAAGTGCTTCTAGCTCGTAAGAGTGACCATTAAAGATATTTTCACTGACTGGATGAAGATTCGGATACTTATACATGAGCAAGCCAGAATGAACAACAAAGCTCCACGCCTCAGGATAAATCTTCAGTGCCATGTTCACACCATCGACCAGTTGCTGAAGAATCTCATTGTCATACTCGAAAGTTGACAGGCAGAATGATTGGGCACCGTTAAGCATTTGATTATCTATGTTACCACCTTTTACACAGCAAATAACTTCATTTTTTATTAACTACTAACAGCATGGACTATGATTATATAATCGTAGGAGCCGGCATATCAGGTCTCCTGGCTGCCACTAAAATTGCTAAACGCTATCCGAAGGCTAAGATCGCCATAATGGAAGCATATGGATCTGCCGGCGGTCGTATTCAATCATATAATAAGGATGGTCTACACTGGGAAAAGGGTGCCGGCCGCATTCATAGCAGCCACACCATGGTAAATGACCTTGTTAAGAAATACCATCTAACACCAATCAAAATACCCGATTCTACAGGCAGTTGGCCAGCCATCGCCGCAGTAATAGTAAAAGCCTTTTCTAAACTCAGCAAACAGGAACTTCAACTACATACCTTAGAGCAACTCTTAAATAAAGTTACTACCGCCGAGACAGTTAAAAATATGACTTCCCAGTTCGCCTATACCTCAGAAATCTCTTCCCTTCGTGCCGACCTCGCCCTAGAATCTCTGAAAAATGAACTCGGGGCAGATACCGGTTTCTATACGATCGCTGAAGGGCTTCAGGCCATCACGGATAAAATGGCAAAAGAGGTAGAAGAGGCAGAAGAGGCCAAGGTGAAATTCTTTTTCAACCATCGTCTCACATCATTAGATCATGGGCAAATAACAAAACTCAATTTCACTACAGAAAAGACCAAGGTCCAATTTACGGCGAAAAAGGTCATCCTCGCCATTCACTCCGAAGGGCTAAAAGGCCTCGCCGCCTTTCGAGGCTTGCCCATCCTCAAGAAAATCACCATGAACCCACTCTTACGTATATATGGAGGTTTTCCCACACCCGCATGGTTCGAAGGCATCCCACGCACCATTACGTCCTCGCCGTTAAGAGACATAATACCAATATCGACCAAGGCGGGCACAATCATGACCTCTTACACAGACGGCAAAGATACTAAATTCTGGATGAGTATACTTAAACGATATGGCGAAAAAGGCGTATCGAAACGCATTATACAGGAATCAGAAGCACTATTCAAGCGAAAAATCCCTGAGCCACATGTATTCAAAATGTATTATTGGAAAGAAGGATGTTCATATTGGCTACCCGGCCTCTATGATGTTCATGAATACAGCAAGGCGATCATGCAGCCACTTCCTTTGAAAAATCCAAATATCTTTATTTGTGGAGAATCTTATGCGGTTACTCAATGTTGGGTAGAAAGTGCCTTGGAACACACGAGTAAAATGTTAGAAAGATATATTCTCTAAATCAGATGAGTCACATAGCTCTCAGTATACTTCATATCGCTGTCATCGCACCAGCTCTCCTATATGTTGCTATCATGCGTGGTCAACTAAGCCCCTGGATATTCTCCCTATTATCTGGAGTCGCCATTATCATGCTTGTATATCATGGCTACAAAGCCTTTATAAAGTGGAAGGCCCAGTCACCAAGTCTATGGGTCAACCTTTTACACATATTATTGGTAGCTCCTCTGCTTCTCTACATCGGCAGTAATGGCTATGATACGCCTCGTTGGGCCTTTGAGCTTTTGGCTATGCTAGGATTCTCAGCACTTGGCTACCACATTTACAGTATTGTAATTATGGTTCAGGAGATGGGTCCCAAAAAAAAGGATTCTGAGACCCCTGAACACTGAGGAACACTCAACACCAAGGCACACTAAGGCACACTAAATGCACAGTCCCTTCTTGGCTACAGGATCAGCCTTGACTTCGTTGGGAAGGCAGTTAACTAAGTGATAAATGAATGAGGGCTTCGAATTAAATCCGACACCGCAGTGGCTACACTGAATTCCCTCCTCTGACTTGGCAAAGTATGTAGTAACATACTTTGCCAGATGCTTCAGGAGATAATGACTACGAAGACCACCCTTGGTTAGGCTCTCGAATTCACAGTCGTTACAAGGACAGGCAAACTCACGGACCACATCTACATGCTCAGGGTGCTTGGAAGTCACATGATTCTCTAGTGTCTGCCGAGCAGCACACTCATAATTACAATGCTCACACTTGTGCTTGAAAGAGCCACTATGTTTGGCCTTGATGTGCATGTGAACAGTGCTCTGATTCTTCTTGGTGAACTCACAGTGGGGGCACTGAAACTCACCATTCTCGGTGCGAATATACTCGAATGTCATTTTGGGGGACCTTTTTTTGCCATCCCAAAAAATTCAATTTTTTGGAAATTGCAAAAATAACAGATAATGTTAGAATCATGGTATGCTTGAAAAAGGTGCGTATTGAAACTCGTCAACTACAAAAGCCTGGAGTTCTAGAAAGTTATATAAATCAAGGATTCTTATATGTTACACGTATATTACCCAATTCACCTACTAAGTTTCCCACAGTAGGCTGCGTAGTAGAGTTATCTCACTATCAGCAACAAGGATCTGTAGCAATTCATTCACTGAAGGGTGTCCAACTAATCCAAAAGCTTTCATACTAATGTCTCATTAAAAATTGAACAATCCCTTTTACACAGGCAAGTCCCAACAAATAAACACATGAGTCACACGAGCCACACTTGGATAGGAGGTATTCTTGAACTCAG